CAGCGGCCACTGGACCGCTCGCAGTCGCACCAACCTCGAGTAGCTTTGACCGGATGAAACCGAGCTGCTTCTCAGTCTTCGTGATCGCCGCTGCGTTGAGTGCTTCGCCGAGCGTGCCGCCGAACTTTGCAGCCTGACCAGCCCTGGCGAACGCACGCTCAAGGCCGGCGGCCTTCTTTGTTACAGCATCGATTTCAGCAGCGGTGGACGATGTCGTGAGCTTCTGGAACGCATCCCGCACCTTGTTGATCGCTGGAATGAACTGCGCCTGCATCGGCACCGGCAGCTTCTCTAGGCTGCTCTGAAGCGACATCACGGTCGACTGAAGGGAGGCAACTTGCCTCTCGGCCGTGCCGAAGTCTGCCCCCAGAGGGTTCGGCGTGGCCTTCGCTGGCGTGCCGGCGACAGCAGCGGCTGCGATGGCGTTCGCCCGGCCAGCAGCGGCATCGATGTTGATCGGACCCGGCGGCGGCGCGTTAGAGCGAGACCAACCCTCGATCCGAACCTTCTCTGAGTTGAGGTCGCCCTCAAGCTTTGTCTTAACGGCTCCCGCCGGCATCTTGGCAATCGCCGCGTTCGCGGCGTCAACGGCTTGGCGAAGCCTGTCGATCGGCTCGCTCGGGTCGCCGATCCTGTCGGCAATCGACCCGAGTGCGTCCTTCAAGGAGTCGACGCTCTTCTTTGCCTCGTCAGCCTTGACCTTGACGATGCGCTCTTTCTCGAACTCATCATCAAGGTCTTTCACCGCCGCCGAGATAGTCGCGATGTTCTTCGTGCTGAGAGCCGATATGGCAGCGTCGACCTTCGGCTGCAAAGCCTGTCGCTGACCTGCGTCAAGCTGCTCCATGCCGGCGGTGATTCGACTGATCTCGGCCTGGGCCTGCCCTGCATTCTGCACCTTCGCGGAGATGACGAAGTTCGACTCGTCCCTCAACGAGTCCATCGTGGCCTTGAGGTCGTCCAAGTCCTTCTTGGCCCTTGCCGTCGTGACGTTGAATGCCTTGTCTGTTGCCACCTTGAAGGCAATCTGGTCAAGAACGTCGTTGTACTTGTCCAAGTCGCCCAGTTGACGCGCCATAGCCGCGTCTTCTAAAAGCGGCTTGTAGTTCTGGCGTTGGGCTCGGTCTAGGCCGCTGATGTCGCCTTCAAGCTGGCCGCGACGGGCGTCGGCCTGCTCCATGTTCTGGGGGCGGCCGGTGATGACGAAGGCGTTTCTCTCGCGCATCGCCGCGGCCTTGGCGGTCAGTTCGTCGAAATCCTTCTTCGCCTGCTCGGTGTCGACGTGTATCTGGTATGTCCTGTCGAACTCATCGAAAAGCACCTCGAGCTTTGCCCGGAGCGCATCGACTTGCTTCTGCGAGCTGCTTGTGTCGAGCCCCCTCGCCGCGCGGGACTCAAGTTTCGCAAACGCCGCGACGGCTTTGTTCGCTAGGCCGTCGATCTCGGTCAGCATTTCAGCGATGCGAGGATTCGCTTGAATCACAGACGAAGGCAGAGATGCAGCCCTATTGCCGACCTCTTCCCCGCGTCCAAGCGTGGCGGCAAGTTGCGGTGCCGCGAACGCAAGCTCACGACCTGTTTTGAGTCGGGCTGTCTTCTGCTCTGCCTCCGCAAGGCGGCCGACCGCCCCCGCGGCTGCCAGAGCACGTTTCTCAACCTCGTCGAACTGCTGTGCTATCGCGGTCGCGGGCAGAACGCCACTCTCTATGTTCGACTTTAGCGACTCAACCTGGGCTTGAACTCGCTTGAACGCCGGCAGCAGTCCAGCCTGGGTCTCGATTGACATGGCCTGGAGCTTGCCCACCGCCTCGCCGAACGGCTTGTTGATCTGCTCGGCCACAGAGCGAAGTCGCTGGCTCTGGGTGACCGCCTCTTTGACGGCGGCTTCGCCGAGAACGTCCAGCACGACGGGCAGGCGGATCGCCTCCGCACGCTCGCCCGCCTGGAGTATTCGATCAACGTCGGCGTCCTTCTGGACATTGACGCCGAGCGTTGTCTTGATCGACTGCCGCCCAAGCTCCTGAAGGCGTCGGACTTCCGCAGTCGCCTCGCGGTACTCGCTAGCAAGGCCGCCGACGCCGCCTTCCGGCACAGTCCCGCCGTCCCTAACGGAGGCCACCGCGGCCTTTAGCTCCTGCACCTTCGACTTGGCATCAGCAAGCTTCCTGCTGAGACCAGAGTCGATCAGGTTTATCGCGAAATCGACTCGCTTCTCAGCCGAGAGCGCCCGAAGCTCCCTGACCTTCTCGATGCCGCCGACCTTGGCGACGATCTGGAGGTCTTTTGCGCGCAGCCCAACGAGTGCTTCCCGCACCTCGGTGATGTTCTTCATCCCGCTGGCCCGGAGAACCAGCGAAATCTGCGAGTCCTTCATGCTCCCCAGACGCTGCCGCAGGACATCCACGTCCTTGATGGCACCGGCGAAGCCCTTGAACGACAGCTTCATCGACGCCGCGGCCTGGAGCGACCGCTCAAACTTCTGGAGCGGCGTGTAGATGCTCTCGAACGACCTCGCGGCGTCTCGCGACGCAGAAGTCAGGTTGCTCTGCACGCTGCGAGCGAACGACTGCACGTCCTTCGCAGAGGCGTTCAGCTTACTCTGGAAGTCGGCCGTGTTCGCCGAGACGACCGCACTGATCTTGCCGAGGTAGCCGTTTGCCATCTAATCATCCCTGAATTGGCGTGTTCAACTTCATCAGCTCGGAAATGATCTGATCGTTCGTCTGCTCCGGCTTGACCACACTCGGGATGAACGCTGCCTCGTCGGGGAGATCGTGCTTCTTGTAGTTTCCAGACGAGGCCATGATCACCCTGCACAGTCTGGCCGTTTGGCCCCACGGGTCAGGCAGCGGCCACCTCTGGTCGTATGCGTACCACTCAGCAATCTCCGCGCTGTCGACCTCCTGCAACAGCCGCCTGACGCTCATGCCCAGCGTCGCCGCTAGGCGGAAGTAGAACCTCCGCTCGGGGCGGTTTCGGAATCTTCCCCCAAGGCATCCACTGCCTCCTGGGTGAAGGCGTTCAGCTTCCAGCCAGCCTCAAAGAGGCGATTGATCACCACCGACGACTTCTTGCCGAGGATGTCGGACTCGTCGTCGTTGAAGAGCCGCTCGCCGTCTTCGTCGCACAGGGCGAGCAGGAGGAAGCGGATGCGGAACGCCTTCATCTTCTGGTCGGCGTAGCTCTCCTCGAACCTGTCGCGATCAGTGCCGGTGAGAACGCGGAGAAACACGTCGCCCTTCCACTCTGGGACGGCGACCTTCTCTTTACGAACGTCGTCTGCGGCCAGGATGCTTTTGCGGTCAAGTGCCATGTCTAGGCTTCTCCGGTGTGGTGTCTTGCCTCGGCATCCTTGCCGACTAAGTGCCTTGATAATCAGTGATCAAAAACTTCAGCGTGCCCCTGACAAGCTCCCCTGCCTGCACGCTTGTCGAGGCTGATTCGCAGATCACGCGGCGGCTGATGCTGTAGCCGCTGGAAGAAAACGAAAGGACTCCGACCTTCCGCACAAGCGTCTGGGGGTCCACGCCGGTCGCGAGGAAGTCCACCGTTATGGTGCCGCCGGCCCATTCGCCGGTCGGCACCATGAAGGTGTACCCAAGCTGATCTGTCGCGGCGGTCATGTTGGTGACCTCCGCGGCCGGCGTCTCCACTGAGATGCCGGTCAGCGTGAATCTGATTCCCTGGAACGAGAAGGTCGCGCCGTGTGCGGTGGCCCCGGCCATGTCGGGTCACCTCCCTGGCGTTAGGCAACCCGCCAAGTAGCGCTGCCCTTGACAAGGTCGCCCAAGGCACCGCCGACAGTCGACGACTGAAGCGTTGCGCCGCCCGTGAACGCGACGGGGCCGGCGATTGTAATTTGTCCAGTCTGGGCCGTGACGAGGGACGTGGCGATGTAGTCGCAGGAGATTTCCCGCTGCACGAATGTCGGGACGTACTCGCGACGACCCCCCGTCGGGATGCCCAGGTGCGAGCCGTCTGCATTGTCGATCGTGTCGTTGACATTGAAGCTCGTAATCGTCAGCGTCTGAGACCCGTAGGTCATCGTCACGCCCATCGCAGCAACACCGGCCATAGTGCGCCTCCTTGCGCTAAAGTCTTACTCGGTAGCCTCGGACCACCGAATCTGAAACAGTTGTCGAACCTCGTATGCTGGCGGGAGCTGCGCTCCCACGGCCGCTGGGTCGAGATAGTCGTCCGTCTCAGACACGAGCCGTATATCACTAATTGTAACGCCCGAGAGGGTGCCAATGCGGCCATCCAAAGCGAGCCGAACCTCGTCGGCAAGCTCGCGGGCCGCGTCGTAGTACAGCGCCCAGGAGGCGATCTGAAGATGCACGACCGGCTGGTACAACGGACCAGCAAGGTGCGACTCTCGCGTGATGTTGTTCCGCTTGTACACGCAGAATGGCAGGACGGCGTTTTTCGGCACGGCAATCGGGTACACCTGAAAGCCGACCAACCTCGCCACCTCCGGCGTGGTGACAAGTCTCTGGAAAACGTGTTTTTCGGGGGAAATGATCACTGAGTCAGCCTTGATATCGTGTTTTCAATTGCCGCCCTGAGCGTGTTAAATACGGCCGCCTGCTGCTCGTCGATGGTTTTCTGCATAGAGTGAGACGCAGGCATGGCCCCATACGTCTCGCCTGGGTGCAGCGTGACCGGGTGCATCTTTCCGTTCGTGTGCCCGAAATCGTGCGGATATCCCTTCCCCATGCCGGCCTGCCGCGTGGCCTCGTTAATGCTTCCCATGAGGAAGTAGTAGCCCTTCGACATGTTTGCGAACTGCTGGTCATTCGCAGACGAATGCCTGCGCATCTTCCCGTTGATCATCTGATGCACGTTGACGTAGGTGCGACGCCCTTTTGTTCCCGGCTTTCTGCGGTCGCTACCGAACTCGACCAACCACGCTGCATTCCCCGATTCTGCGCCCTCGCGACTGCCGGACGTGCCTGACTGCCAGGGGCCGACAATGGCTACCGTGGCGGCGTCGTAAGACTTGGTCTTGATCCTGACGGACTTCCTCAAGTTGCCGGTGACATTGCGGACTTTTGACTGGTAGCCTTTCCTGATGTGCTCTGCCGCCTTCCTGACGGCGACCTCGAGCGCTCGCGGCTCACCCATCTTCGCGGCGAGCGACTGCAATTCCTCGGCCAGCTCGCGAATCCCGGCTGTTTTGACCGTGACGAAACCCTCGGCCAGCGACTTCGCCGTGCTGCCACCAAACGTCCTCGGCGATCCTTGACCCTGCGTAATCATGTCGCGGCCTCCCTCGCTAGTATCTCGTGGATCGAGCGGTTCTCCCGCTCAAGGACACTGGAAATCTCCATCACGCGGCCTCGCCAGAGCAGGCGATGCTGGTGCGTGAGGCCGGGAAAGAACCGAATGCGAATGCGGTGAGTGACCAGAGCGCCTGCCTGCTGGGCGGCGAAGTAGTCGCTGGCCCTGACGCCCATGATGCTGGCGTAGACAGTGGACTCGTCCACCCAGGTCAGCGTCGTCTCGCCGAAGGAACTCTGCTGCTCCACGGGCTTCTGGATCGTGACCCGCTCGCGCATCGTGCCCGAATTGATCATGGTCACCCCATCCAGAGGGCGGTGTACGAGCCCGCGCCAGCCGGCGCAGAGACCGTGACCGTGGTCGTGACCGGCAGGACCGCCACGCGGCCGGCAGCCACGTCCACGCTGCCGGCGAGCCGCAGGACGCTCGAGCCCGTGTTCTTCACCACCAGCGTCGACAACGGCGTGACGCCGACGATCTGCACCGCAGCCGTCCCCACGCTCCCGTTGATCGTCTGTGCCGTCGTCAGAGACGGCGAAATGTGCTCGGACAGCGTCCCGATCGTCAGCGAGTTGTCGCCCGAGTCGTGGTAGACGGCGTCGATGTCGATCCTAGCTCGTACAGTCATCGGTATACCCCCATGCTGGCCGCGGCCAGGAGCGTTTCAAACGTCTGCGGCACCGAGACGGGTGCCCCCGTGACCGCCGGTTGGCGCGTGTCGTACCAGTGGGCTACAAGCAGGCAGATCAAGTGCTTCACGATGGGAGGCGCACTCTGCCCGTCGTCGCCGTAGCCCGCCGAATACCGCACGACCACCGAGTTCTCGTCACCTCGAGTCGACGGCCACGAGCGAGCCCATTGCGGGTAAACCCGCCCAGGCATCACGCTCGCGTCCACCTGAAAGTCGCCGTTTGCGCTGGAGATCGTGCCGAAAGTTCCGTCGCCGTTCCGATAGGTGACCGTGACGGCCGCATCTCGCATCGGGAGCCTGGGCAGAACAATCGCCCACACTGGAAAAAGGTCGTACTTCGCCTCCCACACCGTCGTGCAGATCGTGATATCCAGCACGTCCTCGACGTACTGCCGCGCCACCGCGATCAAGCCTTGGATGTAGAGATCGTCGACCTCGGTGTCCACGCGACAGTGCTGCTTCGCCGTCGACAGGCTGACCGGCTCCACGGCCGGGCTTGTGACGCGCCGCAGGCTGCGATACGGCGTAATCGTCGCCGTCGGCCTCTGCGGCGTGCCGAAGACAATCGTGTCCATTTACCGCCTCTTCTTCGGTGTGTGCTTCACGGCCACTTCAGCCCGCTCAATGGTCTCGGGAACCAACTCGGCGGTCTCGACCTCCTCGATCAGCCCGCGTCGGACGAGGAGGTCGCACATGCCGGCGGCCCAGTCCTCGAAGACTTGGCCTTTCTCGTAGCAGTCGAAGTTCTGGAGGATGCGGATTTTCAATGAACCTGCCCCCAGGCGTTTTCCGGTGCCTTCTGGCCGTTCGTCCAATACTCGGTCGTGTGCTGCTGCACCTTGCCGCCATCGACGCTTCTCGAGGGCCACGTCACCATCAGCTCGGCGTGCCCGACGCTGACGTGCGTAGCCAGCCCCAGCGTGTTCCCGCAGGCCGCCCAGGATTTCCAGAAGGCGATGTCTTCGTCCGTATGCCCGCCGGTCCACTCGCCCTGGTCGTTCGCCTTGGCGAGGAACCACGGCTTCTTCATCTTCTTCAGCGCGGCTGTTCGCAGGAACGTCAGCCCGAAATGCGCCGTCTCGACCGGCTGCACCACCTTGCCGAAGAAGTCGCTGTCGACCGTCGTCTTCTCGTCAACGTCACTTCCAGCCAGGGCGAACATCACAGCGTTCGCCTCCCGCTTGGTCTGGAGCGGCGCGATTGCGTCGAAACCAGAGTGCATCAGCAGCGCCAGCAGCGCCTCGACCGTCTTCGCGTTGAAGACCGTGTCGTAGTCGATGGTCAGGATCACGTCGTTATTGTCGACGACCTGTTCCATCGCTCGCTGAAGGCACTGGCCCCAGAAAGCACCCGTCACCTTGATGGGACTGATGCCATGCGGGGCCAGTGCCGACGAGACGCAGAAAAAGTTGTCGGTAAATCCCAGTCGCGGGGTCGACATGACCGCCGCGACTTTGATTTCCGCTTCGACGTTGCCTACTCGCATCAGCATGGATCGCTCCTTATGTGGAGCGGGCGCGCATCCATGCGCCTTTGTCGGCCGTCATGGCCGTCCCGCAAGTCGGGAATCAGCCCTTAACCCAGCCGAGCACGCCAGCATCAGCCGCCGTCACCGGAGCCTCTTCACCACGCGACAGACGAGCCGTCACAACAGTGTTCACGCTGACCGCGGGGGTCGCCGTGACCTTGAGGTAACGCTTCTTCGCCTTGGTGTCGACATCGAGCTTCACGATCGATGCCACGGCCGTGTCGGACACGGTCGGGATCGTGAAGTCGGTGCCGCCGACGAGGCCCGACACGTTCGAGTAGGACACGTTGTCGTCCGACTCTTCGACCTTCAGCACGCTGGCAAACACCGTCGAGGCGTTGCTCGCCCGCAGCACGTCCACGCTCGCGTGGTCGTAGCCGAGGGTGTCGATCGTCAGGGTCACTGCGCTGGTGCCGACGGCCGCGGGGACGGAGCCGACAACCTTGTCGTTCTGAGAATGGATCATGGTTCTGGGGTTCTCCTTCTATAGGGTGTTTGTCAGGCTCACGACGCCGCGGACTTGAGAGCAACCACGGGGCCGGCGGTCGTGTTGTCGCCGAGCGAGTGATGAACCACGTCGAACCGCATCGTGCCCTGGAGCAGGAGCTGATCGGTCGTGGCGTAGACTTGGTCGTACATCCGCACTGCGAAGTCGCGGCGACGAGCGTAGATGCTGGAGAGACCCAGGTTCGCGAAGAGAACCTTGACCTTGCCCGCGTCAGCGCCGAGCGTGCCGTCGAGGACGTGAACGTAGTTCACTGGGAAACCCATGAACTGCTCGGTCACGCCGCCGCCAACCTGCTCGACGGTGTTGCCACCAGCCGCGTAGCGGAGGCGGGCCATCGAGGCAGCGAAGCCGGCCGGCGAGATGTACCACGCTGCACCCTGGCGGGCGTAGAGCGGCATCTTGCCGATGACCTTGATGAAGTCGGTCACGGTCAGGGTCTCGAAGCCCGTGGCACCGGCACCGGCAGTCACGACGCCCGCGTTGTGCGTGCCGTCGTTGACCTTCGGCACCACGCCGTAGATTCCGCCCGAAGCCGAGTCGCCCGCGCCGAGCCAGCCGACCAAGTCGGTCTTGTAGGCCAAGCTCGTTGCGAACTCCGTAGCCACGGCATCGGCGATCGACACGAGAGCGTCTTCCACCACCTCGCTCGACATGCGGGTTCCCACGGCCAATTTCTTGGCAATGAGCTGCACGTTCGAGTAGGTCGGCTCGCTCTCGCTCACCGCGGTGCCTTCGCCGACGAAGTAGGCC